ATGCTCATCGTAACCTCCGCGAATAAGATCGGCGGCGATCAAGTTTAACTATACTGTCGCAATGCCTAGACCAAAATATATCATCAGTCACTACAAAGCCTTTCGGTGCCTCCTCTAATTTAAACTGTAAGTTAGGAAATTTTTCATCTGCGAAATATTCCATAACCCCTTCAGCCATTTCTTTGTTAGTGTACATACCATCCACGTAATGCGTACCTAAAAATAAGATTATATATCTACTCATTAATGTTTCTCCGCATACATACTACATACTAGGTTAAGTTCATCCGCTAACGCACCGACTTGCGTTAGGTTTAGTTGTATCCGATCAACGTGCCTAGTCATACCTATTGTTTCACACTGCTCTATACATACTACTGGGTCGCCATCTATGGTTTCCCCCACAATGATACTCAGGTAATCCCCATGAGTTTCCGGTACGCCTGATGTAGGCTTAGGCCAATCAATCACTTTACCCATTGATGTACATCCCTAATCCGTACGTTACAGACCAACCTAGTAGGCCAATTAATACTACCAACTCTACCCTACGTATGACTACGGGGCGGAATAACCAATCCTTAACACCTCTTGGTGTGCGGGTACCGGCATCTTTTATAGCCTTGTCCGCAAACTTATGCGCTTCTTTCATAGCTTTTTCTATATCACTCATCCTGCCGCCTCCCCATAAGACTTACCTGTATCTGACTCACACGTTATAGGCAAGCCCTCTGCCCATGTAGAAGTAGTGCTCATGCAATCTTCTATGTACTGTTTGGCCTGACTAAGTTCGGTCTCTGGTACACAACATACCACGGAATCGTGAACCGTCAAAGCTACCTTGTATTTCTTAGCTATTGCTAACATCTGATCACCAATGATACATCTAGCTATCGCTTGGCATATGTTCTCTGCTACCTTACCACCATATATTCTGGTGTATCCACGGCGCGTTCTGTACTTAAACTCTGGGCCACGTTCACCCTGCTCATACTGTAAGTCGTCATAGCGCATCTTCAAGCCAGAGGGTAGTAATACCCAACCGTTACGCCCGTCTACCCCATACTTGATTATATCGTTGGGGCCAAAGCTACCTGAGTTACCACGCGACATCTCTATTAACATGTTCTGACATGCACGCCAGAAGTGGTTTATCTTCCAGTTGGCATCGCGGTAGATACTTACTACCCTACGTGCCTCCTCAACATCCATGTGAGTTCCGAACGATTGTAATTGATCTGCAAACCGAACTGCGCCCATACCATAACCGCAACCTAGGATTGTAGTCTTACCAACAAAGCGTTGCTCCTTGGTAACATCTTCTTCAGGTATGCCATATATCTTCGACGACATCTTTATGTAAACGTCTTCACCGTTCAGGAAAGCTAATACTAAATCATCCTGTCCCGCCAACCATGCTAGTACTCGGGCTTCAATCTGCGACGAGTCACAGTCAATAATCATGTAGCCTTCGGGGGCAAGCATACTGTTCTTTAACTTCTTACCATTAACACCACGGCTAGGTAGGTTTTGGATGTTGATCTTGTCATCGCCTCCCCACCTACCAGTGTGCGCCGCGTAGTATCTTACGGGTACCGGGAGCAGCCCACGTTTAGCTATACCTATAAACCTCTCAGTACGTGATTCCTCTAATGTGCTTTTGGTGCCTAATCGAGAGGTCACCAGTGCCTGTACACGCGAGTCATGGTGGCTAGCTAACGCCTTAAACTGTTCGTCGTTCTTGGCGAACGCGTAGGTCTGCTTACCCGTAGTAGGGCTAGTCTTCATAGGGGGTATAACACCTAGTCCTACAAGTAACTCAGCAAACTTAGGGTTGCTCATAAGTTCTTTCTTAGTTGCACCAGAGGACGTTATCAAGTCTTCTTTAATCTGCTTGGTATCTTCTAGGTGGTGCTCTAGTAGTCCCAAGTCCAACTCCAGTATAGGCTCCACAAACATACGCAAGGTGCAGTCTATGATGCGTAGCTCCCCCTTCGGGAACCCCTTACCCATGATGTTAAACAATCTATATGTTAACTCAACATCATTGATGCAGTAGTCCCCGTACCGACTTAGTTCTTCTTCGGTGAAATCTCCACGGCGCTTCCCGATAGCGTCGAGTACTTCCGTTCCCTTCGCTCCAATATTGTACCTTTGAGCAAGCGCAGAGAGAGAGCCGCCAACTTCGATCCCATGTAGAGCACGGGCAATGCACAGAGTATCGGCAAGGAGGCGAGGATGAACATCAAACAGCCAACTAAGAATGGCACCATCAAACAAAGTGTTGTGGCAAAGGAGAATAGAATTTTCCCAGTCGAAAGTTTGTAAGTATTGTCTAAGTTCTTCATGTGTTCCACTAGCCCACTCCGTTCCATCATTATTTACTTTTAACCCTATACCTATCACCTCAAAACGAGGGTCACGGATATAGGATTCCATTGTCATCTTACGTAAGGAAAAGTCTTTGTCATAATACGTTTCCAGATCAACCGTTATCAGGTTCATTTGTGGACACCCTTACCGTATCCTAATTCCTTCCCATCTTTCGCGTATAGTTCTGCACCTGTATCCAATATCCATCCACTACCTGTAATTCCATACCGTATGCGAAATACTCGTCCGTATTGAGACAGTCCTATAACCTCCCCGTCACTTGGATCAATAACAATCTGTATTATCCGTTCGTCAATCTTCACTTTCAACTCCTTCTATTAACTTGTTTAGGTACCACTGCGCTTTCTTTAAGTCCTCTAACGGCTTGTCCTTACGCTCGTACCTCCAAAGGTATTTCAGACAAGCACCTTTGCAGTACCCCTTGAATGCTTCGGGTGTCATAGACTCTTGTATGCCCTCAATGCATTCGACCTTGCCGTAGGTATAGTGGCTTGGGCTGTTTACCATGTCTTCTTCCACACCATTTGCCCACGCCTCTAACCCTGTCTTTTCTATAGCAGGTAGTTCTTCCTGTAACCGTTCCCAATCTTCTTTACTAGCCATACTATCCTCCGAGGATTAGTTCAATGTCATTCATGCTATCTTCATTAATTACGCACGCGATTCCGTACGCCTCGCTTATCTCTCTGAGATTCTTTTCCTGTAAAGCTGTTGGCATGTTCTTACCTGCCTTACACTCTATCCCAAAGAACTTACCGTTGTAGCATCCTACTATGTCAGGTACTCCGCTCTTACCGTATCCCCCAGTAGCAGGGAAAAAGTAGTAGCACCCTAACGCCTTTAACTGCTCAACTATCTTCTTCTTTACCTTCCCTTCCGGTGTCATCGCCATCTGCTTTGCCTCCATTTGATACCAGTTCATCGTGCCGCCTTGCCGCCCATGCACGGTCTTTGTCTCCTACTATCAGTGAGGCACCATAGGTCATTACACAGAAACCTACTATCAACACCACACCAAACAAACATGACAATATTTGACCTATCATAAACACCTCATTTCTCTACCCAAAAAGTATGTTCGTCAATACGCACACCGACACCTTCTACGTGTGTAGTTGGTGGGGTCGGGTCACATATCATAAGTACCGATAGCTTTTCTTCAAGCCATTGCGGTAGTCCTTTATCCAAATCATATATCCCCTCACATTCCGAGTCAACACAATTCATACCCAAACACGTTACCTCGATACTATTCTCATGGCCTAGTGATGATACGCGGTAAGTGTTGGGCATACTAAGTGGATCGTCCCATATCGTGTTACTGCGTGACATAGAAGACGGCCTCACTATGACGATACCCGACTTGTGGTATGAATGCGTCCTCCTCACATATCGACAGGGTAGACAGTTTACCTAACACCCCCTCTGGTAAGGTGTCCTCGTAGTAAGTAGCCCACTTTAGAGTAGCGTTTCTGGCAAGCCCACGAATATCTTCTATAGGACATACATCGAATGCTTGGTTACCTAATTTCTCATACACCCGCACGACACTTAAAGGTAGGTTACGATCTTCTTCTGCCTGATCCTTTACAGCCTTACCCGCACGTAGGGCAGTTAGGTTGTTAGCTAGGGACTTGTCCATGAACTCATACCCAGAATCCAACAGTAAGTACATCTCCTTTAGTATGGGGGCACATGCTTCCTCCATATTCTTATCCCAACTAGAACCAAACATATTACGCCATATATTTGAGTGCGCCTCAGATGAGGAACTCCGGTACCTATGCGCGGCGTCCTTGTACTTGTCAATACTAACAAGAGCCACCTCTTCATGGGAGAACCTGCGCAGGTACTTCTTTGCATTCTTTAGCCCGACATGAGCTAGGGTACTAACTTTCGTACGAAACCCCTCAGAGTAGTTGTCGTACTTGTTGTTCTGTATGTCCCTACTGTGTACGACATACGATAACTTCTCTTTGGCATGGTCGAAGTCTACATCTATCCACCCCATAACGTACTCATCGTCAGACATGTAAACGTGATACACCGAATGATTAATATCGCTACTACTAGCGCGTACCTCACACCCCCTGAACGCTTTCTTTACCTCTTGTGCAAACCACCGCATCTCTTTGCGGTTAGTCGCATTGCCTATCAGGTTAGGCTCGGGGGAGGTAACAACCTCTAACACCTCTGCAACAGTGTGTATTTGACATTTGCCGTGTATGTCATACATATAAGTAGCCATGCTATTTCACCTCTCTGTATTCTTCAAATGAGTCAGTGAACTCACCCATATAGTTAGCCCACGCGTTGAACTTGGTGCGGAACTTCTTAGGGTCACTTGTTAAGCTGACGTTAGTAGTTGGGTTTGTGTGTCCCCAGTACCTGTTACCCATGCTCGGTGCTAGATCACACAGGAACGCGTGGAGCATATCAGTACGAGCCTCGTGCTGTTCGTCCATCAGCACACATAGAAACAAGTCACCCTTGACACTGTTAGCCGACCATCTAGCCTCGCGGTTGGAATCCCAATTCATAGTGCCTTCTATCATTGGGGTCATAGTCCATGCCCAGTGTAGGTACTCTTCGATAGCTTTCTTGAATGGTTCCTTCTTCTCTTTGTTAACACGTACTCGTGTGACAGGTAACGGGTGCGGTTCGCTGGTAAGCGTCCATGACTCTTGTGGTGTATGTCTGTCGGTAAACACTATGGTCTTGTCTTTGTCCTTGGGTAGGTAGTAGCGGTTGCCCTCATAACGTATGTACTGCTTGCCTCCGTCCACTATGAAGCCCATGTTCCTCGGCATACATCGTTCAAGGAATGAGTACCTACTGCAATGTGCGTGGTCCCCTGTCTCGTTACGAAATTCTACTGTGTCAGTGTTATCGGCATTGCGAGTCCAGACCACTGCGGCACTGCTTGGGTCACTGCCAGTAGCACCGTAGTCTACTAACATGTAACAGGTTGGTGATTCCTTGACGATACATTCCCACTTACGTCTGCGATCCCCGAGAGGAACTATGTTGGTGCCCCTGATAGGTTTGGTGGTGTTATACAAATGCTCCACATGTGTGAAACTGTCTAGCCCATAATTAAACATAGCCATAATATTTCTCCGAGTTGTTGTGTCTACATATGTAGACAGTTAGTTTGTCTTACCCCTGTTGTATGCGTTGCCACGCACGTTGCACTGTCCCCACGTCATTGCGGTCATAGTCACTGTCCACTGGCGTATCCCTAACGTGATCGTAATAGAACTCCAGTGCCTCCTCTACAGTATCTATAGCCTCTGACCAATCCATCTTGTGTTCCTCTTGCGTTGCGAACTCCGATGGGTCTAGGTCAGGGGATTCAAACTT